TGGCTCGTGGTTTCGATGGTGCGCTTCACCGTCGCGCCGCTGAGGATCCGGATCTTGTACGCCTCGCTCGTCTCGCCAAGCGGCACGTCCTGCCCGTCGAGATTGGCCGCACCGATGCGCGTGCGGCGGGTGAAGTCGATCGTCCAGTCGCCGGTGCCGGCGTTGCGGGTGAGCGTCACGTGCGCCGGCGAAAGCGGCTTGTTCGCCGCCGCGGTGAACGGGATGGTGAGCACCGGCTCGTCGGTTTGCTGGCGCGAGAAGGTGACGGCCGTGTAGTAATCGGTGTCCCCGATCTTGGCGGCGCCCATGTCGTGCCGCTTGACCGAGCTGAGCAGCACGACGCGCTCGCCCAGCTCGTGCGTGCCCATCGCCCATTCGGTGCCGCCCCCGCCGCGCACGAGCCCCGTCACAAGCCAATCGTTGCCCGACTGCACCTCGGCGTCGCGGAACTGCACGAACTCGTCTCCCACGAGCAGGAGGTTGAGCGAGCGATCGGCGATCAGCTGATCGTCGGTAACGCTGGTGAGCGTCCCGTTCTCGAGGCTGATCAGGAGCGCCGAGCCGTCGTCGATCACGTCGGCCGAGGTGTTGGGGAGCACCGTCTGCGCGGTGCCGTGCGTCATCTTGTCGCTGGGCCCGATGAGATCCCACCCGGAGACGAATGAGCCATCCGAGCCGCTATCGCTCTGGCGGATATCGGCGCCAGGCCAATCGCCGGAAGTGTCCGGCCCGGCCCCGACATAGAGGAACGGCACGCTCTGATCGTGCGTGTCGCTCACGAGCGGGATATCCAAGATCTGCGCGGTGGTATCGACCGGCGCGTACATCGTCTCGACCGGCCGCCCCGAGGCAGTGCCGCCCTCGGATGCCGGCGTGTCAGAGATCGTCGTGCCGGTGTCGGTATCCCACTGATCGGTGGCGACCGTGGCAACGAGCCCCTCGTCGTCATAGGTGGTGATCTGGGCGATCGGCACGGCCCCGTCGCGTTCCCAGCGCGTCGCGATCGCGCGGTTGGCGCCGATCGTCATCCGCACGAGGAACGCCCGGATATACTCGTTGTCAAAGACGAGGTTGCGCACGTCGCCTGGCGTCATGCCGATGTGGCGCGGGGAGAGCCGCATTTCCGGCTTTATCGAGCCGATCCACTGCCGGCGAAGGTAGCGCTCGACCTTCGGCTGCATCGAGTCCGGCGTGTCGGCATAGGTGGTGATATCGACGGTGAACTCGCGCACCGTCTGCACCGAAACCGCATTGCGCTGGTGAACGGCCGTGTTCGGCTGCTGCTCGGCATCCATGTCGGCATAGACGACGAAAACGCGGCGCGGCAGATCGGTATCGCCGATGAGCGTCACCTTGTACCGGGCATCGTTGCCGCCTGGCGTGACGGCGAACCATTCCTCGCGGATCTCCGGGCCGGATAGCGCGCCACCGCGCTTGATCCCGACGAGCTTCCACCCCTTCGGCGCGATCACGGAATCGTGAATGTCGAGCAGCGGGCCGAGCACGTCTCGGCCCCTCCCCTGAGTCCACGAGTAGCCCGGGATCACCTGATCAAGCGCCGAGAAGTTGCGGAACTGCGCGGGCATCCCGCACTGATCGGCGACGATCGAGGCAATCGCGCCGAGCGTCACGCCATCGGTGAACAGGAACGCGAAATCGCTCATCTGCCAGCGCAGCGCCGGGTTCGGGAAGTTGCTCACCGTGTCGCCGGAGCGATCGGTGAGCGCCAGCATCCCGCCGACGGGATTGTACCACTCGAGCACCGCCGGGTACGTCGTCTTGTCGTCGGGCCAATAGACCGAGGGCGGGCCATCCGACCACGAGGCGACCGTCACCGTGTCGGCGGTTTCGGGGCTCAGCGTCATCGCCGGCAGATCGAATCGATAGATCACCGCGCCGCCCAGCGACGAGCCGCCGGTGTTTCCGACCTGGCGCACCACGACGAGTTGGTTGCGCGCCGTGTCGATCGTCGGGCCGCGCGCGCCGGAGTAGAGGAAATCCTGGCTCGAATTCACGAGATCCGGGATCGCCGTCACGAGGTTGAGCCGGGTGCCGGTATAGGTGAACGTGCTGGCATCCACGCTCACCACGTTGCTGTTATTATAGATCGTGCCCCAGTTGAGGTAGAACAGCCCGTTGTAATAGGTGCCGAACAGCGTGCCGCCGTTGCTCGAGCCAAGCGAGGGCAGGCCGGTGACTTGGTGGTATTTCACCGAATCGTAAGTGCCGGCGACGCGGTAGAACCGGGCCTCGGTGACAGTCGAGCCCGACGGATAGGTGAGCACCCATACGTCGCCGTGGGCATCTTGGATCGGATCGCCGAACTGGCGGTAGGTTAGGCCCGTGTCCGTCGTGTAATTCTTGGAAACGGGCGAGGTGCTGGCATCGGTCGGCCGGGTGTAGAAATAAGCCCCCTGCCCGGTGTTGGTGAGCGAATCGTAGATCAGCGTGTCTTTGCCGCCGACGTTGAACAGGCCGGTGATCCGGAAGCGGCGCATCCCCGTTCCGAACGTCGCGACGTTGAGCGGGAGATCGTCGGTAGTGCCTACCTGAGACAGGGTGCCGTCGGCTGCGATCTTGTAGGTGCGCCGGCCGTCATAGGTGCTGAAATAGATCGCGCCGGCATTGTCGATCACGGCCCGGCTGAAAGCGCCGGCGGTGCCCGCGGTGCTCTCGAGCGCGGCGAGCGTCGGATAGTCGCTGAGCACGATCTCCCGGGCGTTGTAATCGCCGCGCACGTTGTCGAAAATGATGACGCGATTGTTGAGCGTGTTGGCGTCGCTCATCGCCGTCTTGGTGCCGTCGGGGCTCAGCGCGTGGTAGCCATAGGCGGTGTACCACACGTCATATCCGCCGGTGACGCTCACGCTCTCGGTGTTGTACGTGCCGGCGTCGGCTTCCACGCTCACCTGGGGGAAGCGGTTGCCGAAATTCTGCAGCGGCATTTCCTCGAAAAACAGGTAGGCGATGCCGAGGTACGCCGGGCACGTCCCCACGCCCTCGTCGCCCTCCACCGTGGCCACCATGCGCGGATCAGGCGCCTGATCCTCGGTGCCGTAGTACGGGCGGAACGGCGCGCCGGCGATGCCCTTGGATCGGGTGACGTTGCCCAGGATCTCCTCGGCGTCACCGGCCACGAACCCGTCGGTTGTCGTCGCGTCGAAAACGAGGTGGCGATCGAGCCACACCCGGCGATAGGAGCTGATCTGGTGATCAGCGACGGCCACCGCGAACGTGCCGTAGTATTTGTATTGGGTGTACTTCCCGCCCTTGGTCTTATTCTCCTCAGAGACTTCGCGGATGCGCTCGGCATAGAAAACCGGCACCTCAAGGCGGCGGATGCCCCGGAAATAGTTGAGCGGCGTGCCATAGTCGGCGACCGTCACGCTCAGATCGTTGAGCCGCGGGCCCTCGATGTGCTGAGACATGGTGACGGCCATCGAGGCCGCCGTGAGCGCGATCGAGATCCCGATCGATACTGGATCAATGCCCACCTATTCACCCCCCAGTGATGGCCAGGTCCAGTAGGAATGAACCGGCCGACTATTCCCGATCGGCGTGACGATTACCCGGTCAAGCCCCCCCGGGTAACCGTGAATCAGCCGGCGATTGTCGAGCATCATCGCGCAGTGCCGCGGCTGGGCCGGATTGCCCACGAACAGCACCATCACGTCGCCTGGCTGGGGCTCGGCCGTCTCGCGCAGAACGCCGGCGAGCCCGGTGAGCAGCTGGTTGCCGGAGAAGCCGCGGCCGTAGTTCTGTTTCGCCAGGCCGCGCGCCTCGGGGAGCTCGAGCGCGCGCGCCACGCCCCAGACGAGCCCGAGGCAATCGCACCCGCGGCCCTTGCGGCTTTGCTGCCAGAGGTGCGGGGTGCCCTGCCAGGAGAGCGCCTCGGCGACGAGCTCGGCGCGTGTCACCACGGCTTAGTTGCCGCCTTGGCCCGGGATCGGCATCCGCACGTACACGTCGGAACCCGGCACGCGATCGAAGCCGCGGAACCGCAGGCCGGCGTTCGGCCCATAGTTCGCGTGCGAGAAGCACGTCGGGATCGTCGGATCGTCGCTCTTTTTCAGACGCGAGCAGCCTTGGCAGATGAACCCGGTATCGCCGACTTCGGGCGCCTGGGGAGCGGGCTCGAGCAGCTCGACCACGCCGGCGGTGCCGTATTGCTGCACCTCCATCGGCGGCAGCGCATAGAGCCAGCTGAAATCCCACGTCACTTCGCCGAAGCGGAAATACTGATCGGCATAGGTGGCGAGATCGTCGAATTCGATCGTGAAGCGCAGCGAGCTCTCAACCGCCGTCACCGTGAACCCGAGCTGCACCTTGTCCTGGCCGCACTTGCTATCGCCATAGTCGGCGCGGCAGCGGGGCGTGAGCACGCTGCCGGCCGAGACGTTCCACATGTCCGAGTAGCCCCGGATCTCGAATATCGCCCGGCCGCCTTCCACCCGGCCCTCGGTGATCCGTCCGGCGAGCAGCTCCATCGGCTCGGGCGAATCCTGGCTGTGATCGATATCGAAAATCCACACCGGCGTTTGGTTGAAGCGCCGGCCGAGCACCGCCGCCCGCGTCACCACGTCGCCGAGCGGAACCGAGATCTCGGTGTTGTCGGCCTCGAGCCCGACGGCGAGATCGATATCGGCGGTGAACAGGCCGGTGCCGGCGCGGTATATCGTGCCCGAGCTGGTGAGATCGATCTCGGGGATCCGGAGCTCGATATCCTCGTCGAGATCGGTGAACCCGAACTCGTCGCCGTTGATCATGTTGATCTTGACGCACCGGGCCAGGGTGAGCTCGGTTCCCTCGAGCATCGTCTCGATCGAGGCGGGAAGCGCGCGCGTCATACGCTGCGGACCTCTTTCAGGATGATCGAGCTGGGCTGATCGAGATCGATGCCCAGGGCGATCATTTCGAGCTCATCGTCGGCGAAGCGCACGGGCACATCGAACTGATAGCTCGCCGTGACGATCGCGCCGGCGGCCGGCGCCGCGCTCAGCGTGATCATGCCGGTGCCCCGGTTGACCGCGGCGAGCGAGGCGGTGACGCCGTTGACCTTCGCCGTGACGCTGCCCGTCACCGGCAGGAGGATCTTGCGCCGCCGGGTGACGGCGCCGAGCGCATAAGTGCGGTAGAGCTGAAACGACTGAGTGGAGCCGTCGCCGGTGGCGATCACCTGATCGACGGCATCGTAATCGCGCCAGTGCCGCAGCGGGAACGTCGTGTGGCAGCCGCCGACGACGTGGAACAGCCGCACGAACTCCTCGAGTTTCGAGATCAGCGCCGGGTCAGTGTCGCCCTCGTCCGTCTCGTCGCCAGGCTCGAGCGTGAACTCGAAATCGAACAGCGGGTAGCGCCAGCGCGCGTTGCGCACTTCATGCCCGCCGTCCGTCGGGATGATATCGGTGGAGTACCGCGGCTTGGCCTTGGCGCCCACCTCGATATCGCGAGCCAACCGAATATCAATCACGGTGCATCATCCCTCCCCTCATCGTGCGCGAGAGCTCGCGCTGGGCCTCGGCCGCCACCATCTTGCCGGTGCGCCGCGCGCCGCGCTCGTCGAGCATCCCCTGCACATTGATTCCGCCGAACGAGAAGTTGAGCGAGCGATCGATGACTTGCTGCGGCGTCCGGCCGCGCAGCATCCCGCCCAGGGCGTCCATTGACGGGATCCGGCCCGAGTTGATCCCCTCGAGGAACGGCAGGAAGGCGCTCGTCGCGCGCGCGTTCGTGATGAACTCGCCGTTGGAAAAGCGCGCCGTTTCGCCGAGCGGGCCCACCGCGGGGATCGAATCCGACCGGCCGGTGCCCGGGCCCTTGAGCAGCCCGCCGCCATCGGCGAACTTGCCCAGCCGGCCGCCGTTGGCAAAGATCCCCGGGTTGGCCGCGAACGTCGCCTGCACGCTGGGCATAAGGCTCGCCTGGGGCGACGCGGTGATCCCGCCCGCCACGGCGCCGCCAATCTTGAGGATCGTGCCCAGGAGCCCGCCGCCGCCCCCACCGCCGCCGCTCGCCGCCGCGCTGAGGATCTGTGTCAGCGCGCCGGAGATACCATTCCCGAAGTTGCCGAGCTGCTGCACGTTGTCGCCGAGGGCCTTGGTGGACAGGCTGAGCTCAGACGAGAACATATCCATGTCCTGCCCGATCGCGCCGAAGTCGGGCATCGTGTTCATCACGGCATCCAAGCCCTGCCCGCCGGCGCCGAGGCCATCCATGGAGCTGCTCTCGAAACCCGTGGTGCCGAGCACCGCGTCGAGCCCCTTGCCGCCGGCCTGCAGCGGATCCACGCGCGAGTAGCCCGCCGCCGCCACCTGGGCGAGGGCCTGCGCGGCGCGCGTGGCCTCCACCGCGACGCGATCCTGCGCCTCGGCCGCCTTGAGCCCGCTCGCTTCGATCTGCTTTTGCCAGAGCCCTTGCTCGTTCGCCGGCGCGCCGACGACGCGCTCGGCCGCCGGCACCCCGATTTTCTCGCGGGCCCACTTCTGGACCGGGCGCACGATCGATTCCTCGGTGAACGTCTTGGCCAGGTCGGCGAGCAGATTCTTGAGGATCGAGAGCGGATCCTCGAGGTTCATAATCGACCGCGCCATGTTGCCGAAGGCGTCGCCGATATCGTCGGCGAAGCTGATCGCCCGGCGCTTCTGATCCTCGAGGTTGGCCGCGCGCATCTGATCGATCGACTCGTCGATCTGCTCTTTCGTGTGCGGGATCTCGTCGAAGAACTTGCCGGTGGCCGAGAGGTTCGCGCGCCGGAGCGCCTCGCGCTGCAGCGGCTCGATCTGCGCGAGGAATTCCTTGCGGCTCTTGGCGATCTTGACCTCGGTATCGCTGGCCGTTTCCGAGGCGATCGTTTCGTCGAGCTTGGCGATCTCGATCTTGCGGTTGAGATCGAACAGCTGCTCCTCGATCTCGCCGCGGCGCGTGGTGGACCGGGCGAGATCCTTCTGCACGCCGAGCAGCTCAACGTCGTTTCCGAGGCTCGCCGTCGTCACCGCCAGCTGATCCTTGCGGTCCTGCTCGCGCTTTTGGAGATCGATCTGCTCGCGCTTCACCGCGTCGAGCGTGCCGTAGGCGACCATCAGCCGGTCGGCCTCGGCCTGAGTGAGCCGCTTGCTGTGAACGTCGGCCTCGAGCTTCCGCTCGTACTGCTTTTTGTCGATATCGAGCAGCGCGTAGCCGATCGCGGCGCGCGCCGTCGTGTTCGTCGCCTGCCCCTGGGCGATGCGCAGGATCTGCTCTTGCAGCGAGAGCAGCTCGTCGTCGTTTTTGTCGATCGGCGTTTGCTTCGCCTTCGGCGGCTTTTTCGGCTTCGGCGCGTTGAGATCCGAGAGCACGATGTTGCCGCCCGTCTTGGGCTTCTCCGATCCGGCCTTGAGATCGCGCACGGCCTTATTCCAGAGCCCGACCTGGCGCAAAAATTCCTGTTGCGCGTACCCGGCCGGGCGCTGGGCATTCTGCATTGCCCACGGGTTATTTTGGTTGGCGCGCTCTTTATCGCGGGCCTCCCGCGCCTCCTGCAGTTTCTGAGCCCGGAACTTGAGATCCTTGTTCGAATCGTCCTGGTCGCGCTGCGTTTGGCCCTTGATATAGAGGCCGGCCGCGCCGCCAACGATGGCCCCAGCCACCGCGCCATAGGCGCCGCCGATGCGGCCGCCGGCGAGCGCGCCGAGCATCGCGATCGCGATTTCGGGATGGCTGCCGAGGAACTTGATAATCATGCCCGTGAGCTTGCCCAGGGCATCGGCAAGCGAAATGATCGAGGTGGCGTTGTTGGCGACGACGCTCGCGATGTTGGCCGCGAGTACGTTTTTCACCTCCTCGAGCTTGTTCGCCGTCTCGTCGGCGCGCTGCAGCTGCTCGTCGGAAAGCACGACGCCGAGATCCTCGGCCGCCTTGGCGAGCTCGTTGATCTTGCCCGAGCCGCCCTCGAGCAGCTTGCCCATTTCGTTCGCGCTCTCGCCGAACAGGATCTGCAGCGCGGCCGCCTTCTGGTTGGCGTCGCCGACGCGGGCCAGCTTGTCGGCCAGCTCGGGCATGATCGCCGCGGCATCCTTCGCGTGCCCCTGCGCATCGGTGAGCGAGATCCCGAGCTCTTTGAACAGCTTCGTTTGCTTCTGGGCGCCGGTGCCGCCCCGCCCCATCGCCTTCTCGAGGTTCTGAAACCCGGTGCTGAGCTGAGTCGACGAGACGTTGCTCTGCTGAGCGATGAACAGCCACTCTTGCCAGGCGCGCGACGAGATCCGCAGCGATTCCGCTTCGGCCTTGATCGCCTGGGCGTGCTCGAGCGCGCCCTTGGCTGCCAGCACCGCGCCGGCGGTGACGGCCGCCGCCAGAATGCCGCCGTACTGGCGCAGCTGATCGCCGGCCTTCTTACCCCACTCGTAGGCTTTCGACTGCGAGGTGGCGACCTTCTCATAGGCCGCGCCCGCCTTCTCGGTGAACATCGCCGCGTCCTGCGCGCTGAAAATGCCCGCCTTCTGCAGCTTGTCGATCGTCTCGAGATCCTTGACGTACCGCATCTGGGCGGCGTGCAGGGGCGAGTACGCGTTCGCGAGGTGCATCGTCGCCGCGTCGAGCGCCGCGGCGTCCCGGGCCGCCTGGCTGGCGGCCTTATCCTTGCCACCGCCCGCGCCGCCCACGGCCACGGCCGCCGGCGCCGTGCTGGTCATCAGCGGCCGGTTGCGCGCGCCGTTGATCGCGCCCGCGGTGAGCTGGGGCAGGCTCTCGAGCGCCTTGTTGAGCCCTTCCACGTCTTTGGTGAGGCCCGAGACGTTATCGCCGGCGCCCTTGGTGGCCGCGGCCACGGCGTCGTTCACCTTGGCCACCCCGGCGGCCGCGTCGGCGGTGGCGGCGTTCGTCGTTTGCTGCAGCTTGGTCAGCGCGGCGGCCGCGGCGGTGGAAACCTCGTTGAGCGTGTGGCTCATCTGAGTGCGGAAGTTGTCGAGATCGCGCGTCGGCAGCACGCCGCCCGACTGGGCGCTGCGCACGGCGCTGCCCATCTGGCGCTCGAGATCGCGGGAGAAGGATTCGACCTTTTCGCGAGCGAGCGCGAGATCGCTGTCTAGCCGGGTGAGATCGGCATAGACATCAACCGCTGCCTCGCCCAGCGCTACGCCCGCTGCCGCCTGCGCTGCCCCTGCCATCGCGATTGTCCCCCTTCGCCCGGTTGTGCGCCGAAGCGATAGCACGGAAGCGCTCGGCGGTCATGGGCCGCCGCGGTGGCAGCGAGTCGGGCTTCTCGCTACTCCCGAAGATCTGTTTCAGGAGATCTATCCGAGCCCGCAACGCGAGCTCGAGATCGTTCACGTTGCACGTCAGCGCCTCGGCCGGCGTGTACCCGAGCACCCCCGTCGCCTGCGCGAACAGGCGCGTGAAATACTCTAGGTGGCTGATCCTAAAGGGGCCTCGCCGTCGTCGCCGGCAGCCTCCTCCTCGTCCTCATCCTCGGGTGAGCGCCCGCCGTTCATTACGAGGGTGATGAACTCGACGCACCGGGCCGCCACGCCAACCACACCGGCCTCATAGATGGCCTTGGGCAGGAGCTTCTCACGCTGCCCCGGGTTGAGCTTCTTTCCCTCGATCTCGATCGCGGCGCCGATCACGGCGCAGATCATCAGGAAGTCGAGCCGGTTGCACCGCTCGGCGATCGAGACGAGCCCGGAAGGGCCTGCGAGCTGCGAGAGCTCCACGCACGCATCGAGCGTCGGGACGAGGAAACAGCGGCGGCCGTCGAGCTCGATCTCGATCCGGCCGCCGCCGATCTGGGGGCCGCTTGCCATTAGGTCGGCGCGACTTCGGTGATCGCCGAGTTGATCCCGACTTGGAAGTTGCGACGCACGACGTTGTTCGCCTGGCCGACGTTACGGCGCTTGGAGAGCACCATCCCGCAGAAGTAGTGCTTGGAGCCGTCGCCGCCGAGCGTCTGCGCGTCGTTGAGCTGCACGTACATGTTGTAGTTGTGCGGCTGGGCTTCGGCGGCTTCCATCGCCTGCTGGCCGGCGTCCGTCACGTCGTCGCCGACGGTGATCGGCATCGTGCCGGCGTCGCGCGGGCCCTTGAGCTTGCGCACGCGGCCATCGGAAAGCGAGGTGAAGTTGACGGTTTCGGCCTGATCGCCGAACTCGCCGAGATCCTCGATCTCGCCGACTTCCACATACGAGTCCGCAGTGAAGTCCCCGAGCACGCTGGCGAGATTGTTGTTCACGCCGCCGATAAAGAGCTTGCAGCCCGATCCAGTGCTGATCGTCATGTTACCCCGTCCTCCTTAGCCTAACCATGAGCGAAACGAGACGGCCAACCGTCTCGTCGTCATCCGTTGGTGCAGGCACTGGCCCCGTTACCCGCACGTCAATAACTTGGAACCCCGCAAGCTGCACCGAAAATCTGTTGCGGTGGAAATGCTCGCGCAGAGCGAACGCGATCCGATCGACCACGCGCGTCTGATCCTCGGGCGCGCCAGGGGCGCCCTTGCGGCCATAGACCGCGATATCGTGGGCCACGACGGGCCGAACGCTGGTGAGCCCGTCCTGATCGGTGATCGAGGTTGCCGGGTTGATCAGCACGAGCAGATCCTCAGCGTCGGCCGGGACCGGGCGCCTGGTGAACACGGCCGGCTCGCCGCCCCACTGGGGGAGCTCGGCGGTGACGGCGCCGATCTCGAGCACGGCGCTGCGCAGGGCGGGCAGGAGATCCGTCATTTCAGCGCCGCCGCGATCGCCGCGCGGAAGGCGGCGAGGCCCTGCTGTTCCGTCTCGGCCAGGGCGCGCCGCGCGTAGGGCCGCGGCTCCATCCGCTTGGTGCCGAGCTCGAGCGGTAGCGCGTAGGCGGTGGAGAAGTTGAGGCGCGCGCGCAGCGAGCCGGCGATGAGCTCGGTGCGGCGGCTGTTCACGAGCCGGCCCGTGTCGCTCGCCGGCGCTTCGCCGGGGGCCGAGGCTTGGTGCTGCACGCCGCGGCGGCTGTAGATCTTGCCGGTTTTCGGCGGCTCCATGATGAGGCGCACGGCCTCGTTTTCGACGATGCCGATCCAGTCGGAAAGGCCCGTGAGCGCCCCGGCCCGAACCCGGCGCATGAACTCGTCCTGATTCCAGCTCGTGCCCGCCATCACTCCGGATCCTTGATACGGAACGCCTGGCATTCCCAGAGCGCGCCGGCCGGATCGACCTTGACGCGCCGGAGCTGATACCACTCGGCGACGCCGGCGCGGGTGAACTTCACGAGATCATCCTTGCCAGGGGTGATCGCCGGGCAGCTCTTGGCGAAAATGTTGACCTTGAGATCTGTGCCGGGGATGCCCGCCCGCGCGCGAAACGCGTCGTCATAGTCCTCGGTGAAGCCCTCGAGCGCCGTATCCACCGGGGCGAGATCAATCGGATCGCCGTAAGTGTCGAGCGCGCCGCTCGTTGGCACCGCGCGCTGGCGGATGATCCCGCTCAGGAGCCGGCCCTTGAATCCCTTGTAGATCTGCTCGGCCAGCGAGCCCTCAAGAATGCCCACGGCCGGCTCGGATCACGGCGAGCGCGATGGCATTCTTGTTCATGTCCTTCCGGACGCCCTCGAGGCCGGCAGCGAGCTCGAGGAGTTGGGGCTTGGTCTTTCCGGCGACCAACGCCTGCACTGCCTCGAGCTCGCCCTCGTTGGGCTTAGGCGCGCCCCCCTTGCGCTTCGGCCCGGCGCGCAGCGGATCCACGCGCATGTTGCCAGCCTCGGGCACGTCGGCGTAGCCGATTTGCCGCGCCTCATAGAGCTGGCGCAGAACTCGAGAGTTGACGCTGCCCTTATCGAACAGCTGGCCGGCGGTGTAGCTCTTGCCCGCAGCGAGCAGGCTACGCCCCCGGCAGATGAACTCCCGCGAGGGATCGAATGGAGCGAGCCAAGATGCCATGTTTCTCTCCTATCCCCCGCGGGCGTTCCGGTGCCGCTCAGCTTAGGCGCTGAGCGGGCTGTTGGCGTACTGGAAGAACATGCCCAGGTCCGCGGAAACCTGCGCGTAAGCGAAGGCGTTGCGGGCGTGGATCCAGTCGCTGTAGGCGCGATCGTCGCGGCCGCGAGTGATCACGCCGCCGTTCGGCGAGGTGGCGCCGGGGATGAGCCCGGTCCAGCCGAAGCGGGCGATCGCGGTCGGCGCGTCCATCCGGGCCGAGGGTTCGATGTAGCCCATCCACATCGCGTTCTCGTCGGCGATGAACTCGAAATCATCGTCGGCGCCCTCGTTGGCGGCGTTGTAGATCGAGCCACAAACCATGACGCGATCGACTTCGAACACGGCCGCCAGCACGTCCAGCGAGGCGATGCCGCGCTGAGTGTACTTCACCCGATCGACGATATCGGGGTTGGTGCGCAGCGCCGCGTGCACGTTCGCGCCGAGCACGAGCGTATTCGGGCGCTTGCCGGTGCCGCGCAGCATGGCGATCTTGTACTGATCGACAACCGCGATCGGCGTGCTCGCCGCGTCGTTGAACGGGGTGAAGTGCTGGCCACCCTGCACATCGATGCCCCAGACGCCCGCCTTGAAGAACTTCTGCGCCCAGATGCGATCCTCGCGGATGAGGTGCTTGCCCTGCAGGAGCATGGTGCCGGCCTCGTCCAGATCGAACGGCGTCGCGGCGTTGCGGCGCTGGCGATCGTCGATCGTGTGCTCGAGCGCCCACTCCTCGGCGAGGTACTGGCCGTTCTCGACCTTGTACCCGACCTGGACCGGGCGGCCGCCCAGCGCGCGAACTTCGGCCTCGTCGCGCCAGAAGTAGCCGGCCGGGTAGATCGCGTACTTGTCGGATTCGTTCATCACCGGAACCGGCGTCGAAGCGAAACCGGCAACGAACTGATCCTGTTCCTGCCGCCAGCTCACCGAGAAGTTGGTGAGGTACTGATCGATGCGCAGCTCGCCTTGGATATCGTTGACCTTGCGGGCTGCCCGCACGTTGTTCGGATCATACTCGGGCATTTGTCGTGCTCCCGTCCTGAAAGCTATGAACGATCCCGCTCAGTCCCCCCAGCGCCTTAGCGCGTGGGGTACGTCGCGATTTCCACCATTTCGCCGGCGGCGACGGTGTTGCGGGCGGTGCCGAACGGCTTGGTGCTGCCATTCTTGGCCTTGCCGTTGGCGTCGCTGGCAACGTCCTGCCCGCGGGTGATCGCCGAGCCGGCGATAACCTTGAGGATGGGATTGCCCCGCGTGTTGAACGAGGTGTGCGCGCCCACCGGGCGCCCCTCGCTGATCACGCCGGCGATCTGGCCGTTGTCGCCGCAAAGGGCGATCGTGCCGTCGGCGGCGCGAGTGCAGAACCGATGTTCCATGCCGGTCAGATCCGAGCCGCTCTCGCCAACGTCGGTGTGCAGACCGTCCTGCTTTTGAACTGCCATGGTGGCTTACTCCTGTTTGAGTGCTTCCCCGAAAGGGCGACCGGGTGAGGGCCGCCCCCTGGCCCGGTTAGGCGTCCCCGTTCATGGCCGCGAATTCGGCCGGGAATTCGATGCGAGCCTTCCGCATGGCTTCGGTTTCCGAGATATTGTCGCGCTTGCGGATCTCGGCGACCTTGCTGGTGAAGGTGCTTTCGGCGGCCTTCTGGGTCGGCGTGGTGCTGCCGTCGCTATGGCCCAGGCGGGCGAACCCGGCGGCGGCCATCTTTTCGGCGGCGGTGAGGATGCTCTCGGCGGCCTTGCGGGCATCCTCGGGCATGGCGGCGAACGACTTGAGCACGGCGGCCTTCTCGGCCGTGGTGCCGGCGACGTGAGCGAACTCGGTTTCGGCGCGCTTCTCGAACTGGGCCATGTCGCGCTCGTCGCGCAGGGCCTTGGCAACCGAGAAATTGCCCTCGCCCACGACGGACTTGCGCAGCTCCTGGCCGCCAACCGAGATCACCTCATCGGTGGCCGCGGCGAGCGCCTTCTTGGCTTCCTTCGCCTCCTCCATCGCGTCGGAAGCGCACTGGTCGGCCTTGTCCTTCGCGGCCTTGAGTGCGGCCACCTCGGCCGACATGTCGGCATTGTCGGCGAGAGCCTTCGCGAGCTCGCCCTCGAGCTGTTCAACCGTCTTAGGCATGGGTGCTTCCCCTTCGTGACGTTTCAGGATGACGGCGAGAGCGCCGGGTTGTGCCGGGCGATCCACGCTCGACAATTCGTTGAGCTTGAGGCTCGTGTATCGAGCGCGGACAACCTTGCGGTCGATCACCGGCATCAGGCGGCCTCCTCGAGATCGTATGAGCAGAACCCGCCGATCGAGAACCCGGTGCGCTCCCCGTCGCGGAACGACTTGAGCACGCCAGCCTCGGGCCGCATGGCAACGAGCCAGCCGGTGCGATCGCACTGGATCCCGAACGCCTTGGCGATCTCATCGGTGAGCGGGAAGGAATGGACGATGCTGCCGATCTGCTCGCCGGTGTGCATGTCCTTCGCAACGCGGGCGTTGGCCATGAAATCGGTGACGCCCTCGAGCATCACGCGCTGGGGAATGTGATCCCCCTGCAGATCGTAATGATCGACGCCCTTCTCGGTGCAAACGATGCCCCAGCCGAACACGAGCCCGAGCCCGTCATCGACCTTGGCGACCGTCGCCTTGGAAAAAGAAATCAGCTCGCCCACCCCGGCCCGCCCCGTGCCCCCTGCGATGCCGAGTTAGGTATATGAAATGGGGGGTTGACACAAGCGAACGAACGACTCGGGTTCGTTTAGCCGAGTCGTTTCACCTATTCGTGAGCTCGCGGGTTTCATAGGTGAGCGTGCACCGGCAGTTTATCGAGGTTTCCGGCGGGGCGAGCGGATCCCCCGGGTAGCGCACCGCGTTGCCGCGGCCGTCCTCGAAAGCCTCGCCCATGCTGCGCTGCTGGCCCTCCATGTCGGCGTGCCAGCCCCGGGTGCGGCCGTCGTGCGTGGCGTGCCAGACGCGCGCGATCCGCCGCGGATCCATCCCCGTCTGCTCGAGCATCTGCACGAGCGCCTCCTCGCGCGCGCTCGAGGTGGCCCGGATCGATTCCGTGCGGGCGATCGTCTCGGATCGCATCATCAGCGCGCGCAGACGGTAGCGATCCACCCGCGCCTGGATCTGGGCCTCGGTGAGCGGCTGTTTCAGCTCGATCGCGCGCAGGGTGCCCTTGTCATAGCGGCGATCGCGCAGCGCCCGGTTGAGCGCGTTCCGATCGAAGTTGCGCAGCTCCTGCTCGTACCGGGCCACCCATGCCTCTTGCCCGCGGGTGAGGCCGATCGAGTTACGGAAGGCGCGGGCGGTGCCGGCCGTGCCGGTGCCCTGTTCGAAGGCGCGGGCGAGCGCCTGGCGCGTTGCGGCTCGTTGTTCATCGGTGAACTCGCGCACGAGGAGCAGCCGGTTCGCGCGGGCGAGCTGCGCGGCGCGCGGGTGCGACGGATCGAAGGTGATCGCCAGGGCGTGGCTCGTGGCCAGGTTGGCGAGCTCGGCCGCGGCGGCGATGCCGGCGGTTTGCTGGATCGTCGGCAGCACGTTGGCAAAGCGCATCACGTGGCTATCGACGATCGCGAGCGCGCCCTCCACGTCGCCGGCCTCGAGCCGATCGGCGATTTCCTTGAACACGAACTCGCTGTTCGTGTCGGCGATGAAGTCGCGGAAGGCCGCGGCGACCGTGGCCTCCTGCTCGTCGAGCAGCGTATTCAGGCGGTCAAGCTGTGTGGCCATCGAACCATCCCCTGCTAGGCGCGCCGAGCTGCTCGCGGGTCCAGCCACTACACGATTTCACCCGGCCGCGCATCGCGGGCAGATGCCGCTCCCACGCCGGATGGTACTGGCGCGCCTCGGCCCAGGGGCGCGGATCGTCGAAATGGCGGTGCGCCTTGAGCATCGGCACGCCGGCGAGAACGACGTGCGTGCACCCGAGCTCAAATGCCACGGCGACGCATAGCAGCCCCGAGGATCCGCCCCAGCTCTCGACCGGGCGGCTGGGCACGAGGCACTGCACCGCTTTGTGCCGGGGGTGCCAGTATTCGCCGGGCTCGGGCCGGGCGTAGGCGCGCCGCTGCGCCAGCCAGCCGGGCAGGAGCTCCGGGTGCATCGTCGCCCAGTGATCCACCCGGCCGGGCTCGTCGCGCGCGGCGTGATTGCACGCCACGATCAAATCCGGATCAAATAGCGAAAGCGCCTGAATCCGGTCGGTTTCGAGGGTGTCGGCACCCCCGAGCACCAATGCGGTCAAGAAACGTGGCTGCGCCATTCGTCCGCGAACTCGGCTTGCTCGTACCCGGCCATGCTCGGGATCCCGAGGGTGAAATGGGCGATCTTGGCGTCGGGCATCATATCGTTGACGCCAACAAGATGGTTCCACTCCGGGCCCAGCTCGCCGATCTCGTGATCCTCGAGCCACATCAGGCGGTGGAGCGCGCTGCCCTTCCACGTGTTCACCTTGCGTGGGGTGAGCTGGGCGTTGGCCGGGTGCCCCAGGTTGAACAGCATGACGCTCGACCAATTCTTGCGCGGGTATGCCGTCTGAGCCTGGCCGTCCATCTTGACGCCCTCGGCGCCCTCGTGGGCGTGCTTGACGCACTGCACCGCGTACCGCTTGTCAGCGAGGGCGAACAGCTCGGCCAGGTCCACCCGCACGAGCATGTCGCAATCCATGAACAGCGCGGTCCCGTGGTATTCGGCCAGGTACGGCACGAGGAACCGGGAGAGCGCGAACTCGGTGCTCATCGGGGCCGCGCTGATAATATCCCAGAGCTGGCCATCCTTGCGCACCGTCGGGCGCTGGTAGAGCCCGCGATCGACGAGCGGCGGCAGGGCGACGGCGAAGATCTCGATATCCTCGCTGAGGTGCGCCCGGATCGAAGCCACGGCCACGTGGAAGGCGTCGCGCTCGCGCGGATCGAACCCGATCCAGATCGATCGATCGTACTTCATGCCGAAACCCCCTTCCGTGCGCCCTTGAGGTGCTCGCAGTAGCGCGCGAGCGGCGAAAGCGGCCAGACGTGGCCGCGTACCGGGCCGGGCGTGAGGTTGCGCTCGCGCAGATGGCTCGTGCGGCGCACGTGATCCCAGACGAACGCGCTGTGCCACTCGACGAGATCGAAAACCTTGTCATGCACGTACTCGTTCGCGATCCGCGAGAGGAACCATCGCGTGCTCTCGTTGAGCCGTACCGCCCAGAATCCGATTTCGCTGTGCTGCCGCTCGCGGCCGAGGAAACACACGTCGGCATCGCCCAGGAGCTTCTCGACGAAATCGGCCGGCACGGGGCGGCTGAATTGCACGTCGGCATCGAACCACGCCAGCACGTCGCCATCGGCCAGCTCGAGCGAGGCTTGCTGCGGAATCAGGATCTGTTTCCAGAACTTGTAGGCGTCCGTCCGGAAGCTGTACCCGCCCTTGACCTCGGCGGCTTTCCAGCACGGCCGCGGCTCGCGGCCCTGCGCGGCGGCGTTGCCGGCGTGGCGATCGCGGAACTCGGTGGCGCCAGGAATGGCCCATAGATCCCGGCAGGCGTCGCGCGGCATCGGAACCGGCTCCTCCACCCATACGCCGAGCTTCACGTCGGCCGGCCAGCATCGATCGAAGGAGTCGAGGAACCGGCGCCCGTACTGGCGATAGCCGGAAGGCGAAAAGCCGCTGCAGATCATCAACATCACTGGGCCCTCATTCGAACGACGGTGCCGGAAAGCGAGGGCGAGCCCTGCAGGAGCCCGTAGGCTTCGCGGGCGACCTCGAGCGCGCTGAGCCAGCGGCCCAGCCGGTTGCCTTCGCCGCGCTTGGCGAGCACCTCGAGATCGCTGCGGCTTTGCGTCATCCGGGTATCCCAGATGATGTGCGGCGCGAGCCCGATGAGCAGCTGATCGCCCGCGAGCTTCTTCTGCTGAATGTAGAGGTGGAGCGCCGCCTTGGCGCCGGCATAGGCCATATCGAATGAGCCGGCGAACCCGCTTTCCGAGCCGATGATGCAGATCCGCGCCTTCGGGTTGAACTGGAAAACCTCGTCGGCGAACCGGGCCGGCTTGAGGAAATTCAGCTCCCACGTGCGGGCGGCATCCTCGTCGCTGATATGCACGAGATCCTTGCCGGCCAGGAACCCGGTGCAGATGAGGTAGGAGTCGAGATCGCGGGGCATGTCGTCGATCGACGCCTCAACGACCGGCTGCCCGTCGAGCGTGCAGAGAGCGGTGAACTCCTGCGCGATCGTGCTCTTGGTTCCTGTCACGCCATACATAGCATCCCCCTTATCTGCCGCTCTGCATCGATCACGGCGTCGATCTTTCCCGCGCGCACCCGGAGCACGCGATCCGAGACGCGAACCACGTCCACAAGCCGGGTATCGGCCCCGCTGAGCGGCATGGCGCGGATCGAGAGCATCGGCTCGACGAGCTCGAATTCGTCGATCGCCGGATAGAACTGCCGCATCTGGGCGATCATCCGCTCTCCCTGCTCGCGGATCTGCCCGGGCGTGAGATCGACGAGGAGGGCCTGGGCCTCCTCATAGGTGCGGATCGTTTTCGAGAACGGCGTGTAGAGCGCGCTCGAGAGCGAGCAGAGCCCGGCCTCGGGATCCCACGGGTAGAGCGAGCCGAACGGGCCATCCATGATCGTCACGGCGCGATCGGTCGGCCCGCGCAGCTGCAGCACGAGGCACGGCTCGTATCGGTCCACCCCGGCGCCGTCGTTCGCGCAGAATGTGCAGTCGATCGTGAGATCGTAAGCCGGGTGATCGCCAGGCACGAATATCGAGCCGGTGCGGATATGCTTTCCGAGGAGCTGCTCGAAATGGTCCCGGGCGAGCCGCGCGACGATATGGCGCTCGCTGGTGAGGATCGCCCCCTCCACCGCGCGCAGCCCGTACTCGGCCGGATCGTGCACGGTGATGAATTCGAACTCCCCGCGCAGCGTCGCGACGTACTGATCGAAATCGACGAGGCTGTGATCGCGGGCAATCGCATAGAGGTTGACGGCGATTCCGCGGGTGAGGAACCCGTAGCGATCGAGGAACTCGCGGGTGTGGAGCTGGCACGCGCGGCGGGTTTGGTGGCTGCGCGGGTAGTGCGCGCCGATGTGCAGCCGAGCCGGGATCTTGCCGCTGGCGCCGTCGAATATCCGGGCCTTGCCCTCGTGGATCTCGACCTCGTGGCCGTCGGCGAGCAGCGCCGCGCCCAGGTGGCAGCCATACCAACCGGCGCCGAGGATCCGGATCCTCATACCCATGCTTCCCAGGGCGTCTCCGGCTCGTCGAAGTGGCCGGCCACGTCGAAATGCACCGAGAGGAGCACCTTGCGCGAGCCCTTGCGGAACGCCGCGCTGTTGATCTTGCCTTTCCACCACGAGGGCGGCTCAATCGTCACGTGCACGTCGCGGCCGTCGCCCAGGCGCTTGCGCGTCGGCCGGCAGCTGATCACGAGGAACAGGAACCCGTCGGGCTCGACGTAGCCGAACAGGCGATCGAGCGTGTCGTCGATATCCTCGCGCTCGTTATGCTCGAGCACGTCCGCGCAGAGCACCCCGCCGAACGTCCCCTCGGGCAGCTCGGCCAGCTGGCGAACCCCCGGGTCATAACAGTAGGGCAGCATCCCGCCCCAGCTGTCATGCAGCCGCCGGGCGAGGTACTGCATCCCCTTCCCGCACCCGTAATCGAGCAGGCGGAACGGCCGGCGCGCGAGCACGAGATCGGTGATCGGCTTGCGGTAATCGCAGATGCTGTAGCCCGGGAAGCGCTTATCCTTCCCGTGCATCCGCGCGTATTCCTCGGTGAGATCAGCCATTGACCGGCTCCGCTTCGGCCGCGCCTTGGTAGGCGCCCTCGCGCCAGGTATGCCGCGTGGTGATCTTGCCGCGCTCCTCGCGGGTGCGCGTCGAGAGCACGATCTCGAGGCTGGGGAACTCCGGCGCGAAGCGGCCGAACCATCCGGTCCACTGCTCGGCGCTCCATGCGATCGCCCGGTTGTGCGGATCGGCGATCTCGCCCTTCTTTCGGTCCCCGATTTTCTCGGCGATGAACACGGCCTTGTCGGCGAACTCGAGGATCCGGCGCGTCACCCATTCGAGATCCGAGAGCGGGATCAGCGAGATCGTGTGCGTGCACATCACGAGATCGAACTGATCGGTCGGCTCGGTGGCGAACGGCGGATAGCAGGGATCGTACTTCTCGACCGGGAAGCCCCACGCCTGCTCGAGCGTGAGCCCGTCGGCCGGGTCGATCCACTCGTATTGCGCGCCCTTGCCGCACCCATAGTCGAGCGCGCTCTCGATCCCCAGCCGGGCGATCAGCTCAGAGAGGAACGGCTTGTGCACCCGCAGGAACGAGCCCGAATAGGTTTTCGAGCTGAGGTGATGACGCTGGCCCTCAGCGACTGCCGCCAGATAGGCCGGTGACGGTGAATTCATGGATTTGCCCCCCGATGTGCTCCCACGCGAGCCCCCGTTGCATTTCACGTTCGGTCCACTGGCGATAGGCCAGATTCGCCAGCCACTGGCCCCGCTTGCCGCATTTCGGATCCTCGATTGCGGCGATCTCGCGCGAGCTGATCGGCGCGGCCACGGCCTCGCCCAGGATGATGCTCGGGATGCCGGCAAGCGCCGCCTCGAAACAGGCATTGCTCCCGTGTGTGACGATCGCCCAGGCGTTGCGGATCGTCTGCACGAAATTCTCTTTCGGCGGCGACCAATGCGTGCCCTCGATCGGCACCGCGCCATCCCATGACGGCTTGGGCCGGTAGATGATCGGGCGATCGGTGTAGCGCCGCAGCTCGGCGACGACGCCCCGGGCCCATTCGGTCGGATCCGGCAGGCTGTAGAACTCGTGGTATTTCGCGCTCGAGCCGGCGAGCACGATCTGCAGCCCAGCCGAGCGCCAGGGCGCCGCTTCGAACCCCTGAGCCTCGGCGCGATCCTTGGGCATGTCCCGGGCCATCAGCCCCGCGGTCGGATGGTGCGCGCCGACCGAGACGCGCCAGTATTCCCACACGCGCGCGTCGGCGCGGCGGTGTCGCGAATACCCCTTGTCGATCATCACCGGGACGATTCCAGCGGCGAGCGCGGCGTGGAAGGTGCGGCGCGACTTTACGCCTACCATGGCGACGGCATCGAAGCCGGCGAGATCGGGCGTGGCGCTGTTCGCGCGGATCTCGATCTCGGCGCCGTGGCGCGCGGCGCCGGCGGTGAACGCGGCGGCGAGATCCTTCTCGCGCTCTTTGTCGCTGGCGAGGAACAGGAGGCGCATCAGACAAGGCCCTCTCGGATGAGGTAGCTCCATGCCGCGCCGCTCTCCATTTCGGCGATCGACCATTGCACGTGAGCGAGATCGGCGGCCCACTGCTCGCGGCCGGCGGGCATCGGGGGTGTCTCAATCTGGGACAGATCGTGCCCGCTCAGCACCGAGGCGACGCCGTGCGGGCAGATGCAGGGGATGCCGGCGAGCAGCGCATCCACCGCGACGTTCGAATGCCGGGCGACGACGGCGTGGGCGCCGCGCAGCGCCTCCTCGAGCGGCTGCTCGCGCTCGTACCTGGCGCCCTCGATCGGGCGCGAGCCATCCCAGTTTGGCTTGGGGCGATAGATGATCGGCCGCTTGGTGAGCTGGCGAAGCTGGGCGATCGTCTGGCGCTCCCACGATTCCGCAACGAGGCCCTCGGCGGCCGCGGCCTTGGCCGACATGCCCACGACGAGGATATGGTCGCCCTCCTCGCGCCACGGCAGGATCGGCACGCCATGGGCGATGAACCGTTCCGGTGACTTCGGGACGCGCTGGAAATAGGCGGTCGGATGGCGATCGTTGAGCACGAGCTTGTGGTAGCCATCGAACCGGGTGCGCTTGCGCCGGCCCCAGTATCCGAGATCGATGTAGATAGCCTTGCGGCCGGTGGCGCGGAAATCGGCGAGCACGTCGCGCAGCCCGTGCGCCAGGCCATAGAACAGGGCGACTTGGTGCCGGGCCGGCTGGCCCTTCCGGTACGTGGTGCTGGCTTTCAGATCGACCGGCAGGCCGCAGCGCCGCGCGCCGGCGGCCATGGCATTAGCGACAATCGTTGAGCGTTGGTTGCCCGGCGCGAAATAGATCACCGTCTTTGGCATTGAGCAACCGATCGAACCCCTCGCCTGAGCCTATCTCGGCGAGGCTCCACTGTGCCCAGCTCACCCGCCGCCATAGCTCCCCGCGACTCGGGATATTGCACGACTCGATATCGCCAGCAAGGCGGGCCGCCGCGGGCGCGCCGATCCAGCGATCGAATTCGTGGAATACCGGCACGCCAGCGAGCAGGGCCTTGATCCCGGCGCCGCTGGCCCATGTCACCGCGCAGTGCGCGCCGGCGAGATCGGCCGCGGGATCCGCCTTGCTCGCGCCCGGGTGCGGCCGCACGCGGATCGGCCGATCGGTGATCGCTGCCAGGCGCTTGGTGACGCCGGCGAGCCAGGTGCTGGGCATGGCGATGCCGCGCGCGCCAATCCCGCGCTGCGGCAGCACGAGCACGTGATCGCCCTGCGCGCGCCACGGCTGTTCCGCGACTTCGAACCTGGGCGCGTCGCCGACGAACCATCGCCCGGCGCCGTTGTGGTGATCGAGCGCGAGCGCATAGAACTTGCCGCCGCCGGGCGGCTGGCCGAGATAGCCGTTCTCGGCGACGAGCACCCGGGCCCCCGCGCGCTCATAGAGATCCGCGATCGGCTCGTATCCGCGATGGCGATTCCAGAGCAGGAGCACGTCGTCGGGATCGGGGTGCTTGAGCCACTTGGCTTCCACGGTGAACCCGTGCCGCGCCAGGCCGGCGGCGAACTGATCAGCGCGGTAGTGATCCGTCGAGCGCAGGAGGATGCAGGCGCGCGGCATGGCTGATCAGCCGAGGATCTCCATGCAGAACCATGAGGAGGCCGCCACAACCGTTATCGACGTATCGGCGCAGTTAATGCCGAACTCGAAATAGTCCCCCGGCGAAACTTGCAACGGCGGGGTCTGGATCTGCCCTCTCGGCGTGGTGATCGAAACGAGATCGAGGGAAAGCTGCGGCGTCCCCGCGAACGCCGTTGAACCGTTTTTCGTCATGTAAATGTAAGTATCGGATCCCGCCGTCACGAGGCTCGTGTCGATCTGGCCGATCAGGCGAACCCACGAGACGCCCGCAGGAACCGTGAGCCGCGATGGATTGGTTACGTTGTCGTGGATGCCGTCGGTATCATAAGTTTCGGCATCCCACGTGATCAGCACGCCGCCGGAGTAGTTTGCGGTTGTCTGATCGGCCGATTTCTTAACAAGCGCGCCGCGCATGGAGAGCCCCATCAGGGCATTCGCGGCGTTCTGCGCGGTGATCTTGCGGCTGTTGCCGGCTGCCGTCTCGACCTCGAGGAGATCGGCCGCCGCGAGCGTGGTAACGGCCGTGAAGTCGCTGATTTTCTTTCCGGCCATCAGAACGAGGCCCCAGGCCGGAAGCTGTGTTCGAAGTCGCTGCAGCGATCAACGCCGCTCACCCGCACGCCGGCCGCGGGCGTGGCGCCCTGCAGGAACTGGGCGAGCAGCTCCATGATGCCAAGCGGCAGGCGTCCGGCATCCTCGAATGAGCGGAAATACTCGATCGAGACAGATCCCGCGGCCTGGCGCTTCACCGTCTGCTCGGTATCGGCACCGAGAACATCGGTGCCCGTGAGGATGGCGTTCGCGAGCTCGATCGATGCGTTGACGATCTCGACCGGCACCTCGTCGTCGAGCACCGTCGCGATGCCGGTGCCGGTACGCGGCCAGGCGTTCGGCTGATCGGATTCGGCCTTGCTGCCGAGCCAGCCCATGCGATCGAGCATCCGCGCCGCGGTGATGACGGCGCGCGCCTTGTCCGTCGCATCGGCCGCGCGCCAGGCTGAGGCGCTGAAATAGCCGGCAAGGTAGGCGTCGGCCTCGGCGACCGTCGAGTACGTGTCATAGCTCGTCGAGCCGATCTGGACCGTCATGCTCAGCGTTCCTTGATCTTGATCGTGCGGGTGTGATCGTACTGGCGACCTTCCGTCGTCGTGATGCGGTTGACGATCTGGCACGTCGTTCCGGCAGTGCCGCCGCGCAGCCAAACGAGCGTGAGCGTGTCGTCGTGGCTGGGCGTCTTGCCCAGATCCATCACGATCTCGATATCGCCCTCGGCGACGATCGGCTCATAACTGGCGATCGTGTCGGTATCGATCGTCATCTGATCGGCCCACGAGAGCGAATAGTCGAGCTCGTCGTCGGGATCCTTTTCAGGCCACTTCGCAAACGCCATCGATGCCCCCCGCTTCGCGTGTGCGGGGTGAATATCACGGCGGCCCGCGCGCGGCTAGTTGCGGGCCACCCCGGGCAGGATCGTCGAGCGAACGACGCCCGGCACGTCGCCATGGCGATCCAGCGAGGGCGCCAGGCCAAACCTCGAGAACCCGGGCACGTAACCGAGGCGCGAGAAGCTCGGCGCGTCGGCGAGGCGCGCGCCGTCCAGCGCGATCCCGTGGCGGGCGTAGGATGGCACGATGCCGCGCCGTGCCGGGCTGGAATCGGCCGGAAGGATCCGCAGCGCCACGTCGGCCGCGAGCGCAGAATGGGCATGATACCCGTTTGCCGGGGTGATAGCGCCTTTCCACGCCAGCGTCGGCGCGGTGGCAGTGTGCCCGTGGCTCGCCGAATCCGGCCAGATCAGGATCCGGAACGCGAGCGCCGGTTCGCCGGCAGTGTGCGCGTGCACCGCATCGTCGGGCGCGATCGACCATTTCGCCGCGATCGTCGGCGCGCTGGCTGTGTGGAGGTGGCGGGCCGAGGCCGGCGCAATCGTCGCCTTGGCGGCGAGCGTGGGGCTCCCTGCCGCCTGGGCGTGGGCAGCGCTGGCCGGGGTGATCGTGGCGCGCCAGCTGATCGCCGGGCTGGCCGCGGTGTGCGCGTGCAGCGCGTTGCTCGGGCTGATCGAGCTTTTGGCCGCCAGGCTGGGCGAGGTGGCGCTGTGCGCATGATGCGCGCCGGCTGGGGCGATGCTGGCCTTGCTGGCCAGAGTGGGCGAGCTGGCGGCGTGGGCGTGGGCCGCATCGTCCGGATCGGCGGTGAAGCTGTTCGGCGTGATCGTCGGCGAGCTCGCGGTGTGCGCGTGGTTCGCGCCGTTCGGCGCCACGGTGGATTTCGCCGCGAGGCTCGGCGATCCGGCCGTGTGTGCGTGAGCGGCGTTCGTGGGCGCCGCGGTGGACTTGGCCGCCAACGTCGGCGAGCCCGCGGTGTGCGCCGAGGTGGCGCCATTGACCGTGATCGCCGTCCCCCCGGCGGCGAGGCCGGGGCTCGACGCGGCGTGCGCGTGCGCGGCGCTGTTTGGTGAGATCGCCCAGTCATCGGTGGCGATCGTGCCGATTGCGGTCGCGGTAGTGATCGTCGCCCCGCCGGTCGGATTCGAGATCGTGATCGTGAACGTCTCATCGTTCTCGACCGTGGTATCGCCCTGCACATAGACGACGATCTGGGCGAGCGACTGCCCGGGCGCGAAGGTGATCGTGCCCGAGCTGGCCCCGGTGATCAGGCCGACGCGCGTATCGGATCCGGCGTTCATGTCGCCGGCCGGCACGCGGTAATCGCTGCCGCCCTGCATGTCCCCGGCGGGCGCGCGATCGTAATTCACCACGCCCGAGACGAAATCGCCCGCTGCGGCCGGATTGCTGCCGGTGTAGCTCAGCGCCCAGTCAACGCTCGTGGTGGCGCTGAGGCCAACCGTCCGGTTCACGTCAAAGGCGAAAACCGTCTCGCCGCTCGAGCCCTCGGCGAGCGTGATGCCGCTGCCCATGGCAACGAGCGGAGTCGAGCTTTGCGTGACGATCGCGTTGCCGGTGAGCCAGATCTCGTATGCGTCGGGAACGACGGTGCCGTTCGCAATGGCCCCGGCACCCTTTTTGACCTTGCCGTTGACACCCACGACGGCAACCGAGATCGCTACCCAAACGGCCGTGCCGGCGGCGAGCGTGACGGTACTCGTGAGCGGGAGATCATCGGCGAAATTGGCCGTCGTTCCCGTCTGCGCGGCAGAGCTGGCGAGGAGTGAGCCGAGCGCGCCGGCGCTGTCCGCATAGAGCTTTCCGGTGATCTGGGCGCTGCCGCTCGTCTCGGCGACCTTGAACCATACCGTCGTGATCTCGAGATCGGTCGGCAGAATCAGCCGGCGGTAGTACGTCGAGCCCGAGGTGAGCGTTTCGGTGCCGTCGGAAAGCGTCTCGCCCACGGCGACTTGCTGCGCGGGATCGAGCCACGCATGGAGATCTGCCTTGGCGACGTTGAAGCCGTCCTTTGCGTCAAGCCATGCGCCCAGCTCAGCTTTCGCGACGTTGAAACCGTCGAGCGGATCCAGCCATGCGTCGAGCTCGGCCTTGCTAACTTGGAATCCGGCCGTGGCTGCAGCGTTGACGAGCTCGATTTGCCACTGCACCCATGCCGCGTTGGCGCCGGTGACACTGATCGCGCCCGAGGCGCTTCCGGAACTGGCGATTGCCTTGTCGCCGAACACGGTATCGCCGGCGTCTGTGGCCGATCCGCTGTCGCTGCGCTCGCTCCATCCCGAAGGCGTGGCCAGAGCCGTGTTCGCAGCGGAAGCATCCACATAGACGACAAGGCTATTGTTGGCCGTCGAATTGAAGCTGGCCGTCGAGTGCGTTGCCGTGCTGCCGGAGTTGCTCGAGGATCCGCCGATTGTCGCGCTGGTTACGCCATCCGACGATGCGTAATAGGAAATCTGGGCCGAGCAGGCGACCGATCCGGTCCAAGTCGGCACGATCGCCGCGGCGCTCTCGGCGGCGATCCAGAGCGACGCGGTAAACGACGCGCCGGAATTGATCTGCCCGATTTTGCTCCACCCGCTCGTGGCGGTGGAGTGAGTCGCGTTGTTTTTCGACGTGACGACGGCGAGGAGCACGCCGTTCTGGCCGAGAACGGTCGGCTTGGCCGGCGAAAGCGTGGTGGCGCCAGCGCTCTGAACCCGCGTCCCGACTGCCTGAAAGGCCGGACCGGCCATCAGGCTGCCTCGAGGTAGGTTTCCGCGCTATTGTACCCGGATTGCGTGAAGGCTGCGCTCGTCGCGGGATCGGTAGTTTGAATGAGCACGCGCGGCTCATAGCTGCTCGTATAGCTCTTGGCGGTGGAACTGCTCGAGCCGCCCGATTTTATCCCGAGCTTTCCGTCCGTCACGGTTCCACCAGAGACGCGCCCACGCGCTGCGAGCACGGCCGCAGCGATCGTCAGGCCGCTTGGCACGGTGATGGCTGCGTGCGTCTGGCCCATTTTGTTGGAAACGGTAGCCACAACCTCGGCAGTCGACTCGTCCAGCACCGTCTCATTGATATCGGTGTACGCCCCGGTGCCGCCGGTGTTCGTCGCGCTGTTGCCGTTAAAGGCCGACGCCATAAGGTGACTGTCGCGAATGTCGTAATCGGCGATCATCACCTGAGAGACATGGCATGTAGCCGCTGCGCCATTCCCCGTCCCCGAAAACTGAGCATAAGTGACCGTCGTTTGGCCGCCGCTCACCGATCCAGATGCTACAGAAACGCCGCCGACGAACAGCTCCATGCTCGTACCCATGACGATCTTGAGCGCGAGACGATAGCGAGTGCTCGGGCCATAGGAACCGTACCCGGTGCCAACTGTCGTCCAAGATGCCCCACCCCAAAATTGCAGCGTCCATAGACCGCCAGTATTGGTTATTCGAAAAGCATTGGTTCCAGCATTGGAAAGTAGGATCAAATCTCCGGAAGTATTTGAAGTTGCGGTTGTAAAATCCCACACAACCCAAAGCGTGCCCGTGGCTGAAAAAGTCGGAGTCCTTATGAAATTTCCGTTGGTTGACGTGTCGAGAATCTTGATTGCAGACGCAACATAGGCGCTATCGAACGTGCCCGCCGTGGTGACTTCCACCACGCTCGCATTGCTCCGGTGAAAGGCCGCCAGTGAATTGCCGCCGAAGTACCTCGTGGCCATGCCGTCCCCCTGTTAGGTCGGATCGGCGATCTCGATCGCCCAGCTCCCGATATCGACGGTGCCGCCGCTCGAGACGCCTTGGCTCGCCGTCGTGGTGACATAGAGGAGCTTGGTGTTGCTCACGTCGAGCAGCGCGAGGTGCGTGCCGGTCCCGCTGGCGTCCACCGGAACGGCCGTCTTGGCGGCAACCGTCGTCTTGCGGCCGCTCGTGCTGCCGTCGGCGTTGGTGAAATCGCTGCTCGAGAGCGTCACGTCGGCCAGCGCATAGGTGCTGTTGCCCTCGGTGTACGTGGTTGGCTCGGCCGAACAGAGCACCGCGCGGGTGACGTTGTTCTTGAGGATGTTGAGCGCGCCATCCAGCACGTCGTTGTGAACGGACTTCCCCATGGCTTAACCCCCCAGCACCCGTTGGCCCTTGTTCGGGCCGTCGGCGAAAACCGTCTCGGGATCGATATCGAGCTCCCCGATCGGGATCACGAAATCGGGCTCACCCTCAGCCTTCTCGGCCCAGCCCATTGCGAGGAAATACGGCGCCGCGTCCGGATCCTCGAAAGCGTACTTGGGCCCGGGCGCGAACGCGAGGCGCCCGTGCTTGGTGAGGCTCTTGAAGGTGATCGGCTCTGCCACGGTGAACGCCCCCGCTCCTGTCGTCCCGGCGGGGTGTAAATGAAAAGCCGCCCGGGCGCTAGGGCTCGGGCGGCTCAGGGAAACGGGGCGCCCGTTGGCCGGGCTGTTATCTAGGGGGGTGCCGGGATTACTCCCGGCGGCTGGGCGACGTTCCCCGCTTTGCGGTGAGTCGTTAGTCGCGGGGGATGCCAGGCGGCTCCGGGATGGCGATTTCGTTGAACTCGCGGAAATTGGCGTTCCGCACGATCTCGTCCGCGTCGGCTTTGCTGTAGCGGCCGGCGTCGCGGATCCGCTGGCTGTATCCCCACTTCGCCGGGCGCCACCATGCGCCGTGTTCCTCGCTCCAAATCAAATACTGCTGTTCCATCAAGCTTCCACCTCCTCTTTCACGAATGCCTGGCCGGCGGCGGCCACCTCGAGCCCGGCCGCGAACCGCCGGAGCAGTTGCTGCCAGCTGCCGCTCGAGCTCGCCTTGTGGTGCTTGCGGCCGAGGATCCAGCCCAGATCCTTCACCGCACCGGCGAAGGCATCCGAGAAGTCGCGCACCGGCTCGCCGCGCTTCCACGGGGCCTCGTTGTACCACGAGAGCAGGCTGCCGATTTCGCCAGCGCGCTCGTGCAGATCGTCAACGTCGAGCATGAACCCGACGCCGTTGAGCTGGCCGCGGATTGCGATGCCGGCGCCATGGAAGCCGGGATTGGCCGGCTCGTCCCGCAGCTCTATCTCGGCGCCGAGCTGCTCGGCGACCGCGACGAACCCGGCGGCGATCTTGGCCCGGTCGGCCTTGCGGTTGGGGCCCAGGCCCTGAATGTTGGGGATCTCCATCGATTTCACTCCTCTCAAGCGGCAGGCCGAACGGCCTTGATCCGGATTATGTGCTGGCCCTTGTTCTCGGCGCGGACGCTCGCACGAACCTCGGCGTCCCCCTTGCTGGGGGCCTCCACGTATTCGACGCCATCGACTTCGCGGCCATCGAAAATTACTCGCATCACGACTTGGTAGCGCATCATCGGCTCCATAGAGGGCCGGGGGCGCGCCAGATCAGAGGGAGCGGCCCAAGGGCCCGGGGGCCGAGCCAGAACGACTCGGACAATTCATCCTAGCGATTGCCCGAGTCGTTGCAAGGTTTATTTCGGCTTTGCCGAACGTCACGCCTCGGCGGGCACCTTGGCCACGATCCCCTCGGCCGCGCTCCGGGCGGCGTTGGTGAGCTGCCGCTGCCATGCGCCGGCCCGGGGGCTCCACCGGAAGCCGCGGCCCTTGAGCGCCGCGATGATCTCCGGGGCGGGCTTGCCGTCAAAGATCAGCTGTAGCCGATCCTCGCCGGCGTT